CGCACAGTGGATCCTAGGCGTTTCTTGAGCTTGCGCAAATAGTGATTCAGTTAATTTTCAGACATACTCAGAACCCGATCATGGGGCAACTGATCTCCTTCTTTGGAGAGATTCCAACCATTCTGCAAGAGGCTCTCAACATTGCACTCATTGCAGTCAGCATCATTGCAACCATCAAGGGTGTCGTGAATGTCTGGAAAAGTGGTCTCATCCAGCTGCTCATGTTTGTTATGTTGGCTGGGAGGTCATGCTCAGTGCAGATAGGGCATCACCTTGAACTTGAGCATATAATACTGAATAGTTCTTCAATCCTACCATTCACCCCAACCCTTTGCAAACTAAACAAGACTTACTTCCTTGTGAGGGGACCCTTCCAGGCTCACTGGGGGGTCGATCTTGCAATAGGCAGCACAACGGTTGCAGTTGAAAATGCAACGAAAACCTACACCCTGAAGTCTAAAAACTTTACAGGCTGTTTCGAGGGCAACCCCGATCCAGATTCAGCAGCACTACTGGTTACTTGGTTGTTCAACAGTCTGCACCATGATTACAAAAATGACCCATCAATTCTGTGTGAGCGTGTGAGTGGGGAGAATTCTTTTCGATTCCAGATCAACATAAGTGAACCAGAGTACTGTGAGAAAATTCTCTCTAGGATGGCCAACCTATTTGGCAGCTTTGAAAACTACTGCTTAAACAATAGACACATTAAAAAACTGATAATCATCAGAAACCTTACATGGAGTCAGCAGTGTCACGAGAATCACATGAGTGCCATGCAGCTTATAACCTCCAATATCCACACCCAGGTTGTGAGAGCCAGGAGGATTCTCAGTTTCTTCACCTGGTCGTTGTCAGATGCTGTGGGAAACGACATGCCAGGAGGGTATTGTTTAGAAAAATGGATGCTGATTGCCAGCCAACTAAAATGTTTTGGCAATACTGCTGTTGCAAAGTGTAACTTGAACCATGATTCTGAGTTTTGTGACATGCTCAGACTTTTTGACTTCAACAGAAAAGCGATTGAGACTCTGCAGAACAAAACAAGGAGCCAGCTAAATATAGCTATTAATGCCATCAACTCCTTAATATCTGACAACCTGTTGATGAAGAATAGAGTTAAGGAATTGATGGATATACCCTTTTGTAATTACACCAAATTTTGGTATGTGAATCACACAAAATTGAACCACCATTCACTTCCCAGATGTTGGTTAGTGAAAAATGGGAGTTACCTCAATGAATCAGAGTTTAGAAATGATTGGCTTCTTGAGAGTGATCACCTCATCTCTGAGATCCTGAGCAGAGAGTATGAGGAGAGGCAGGGGCGGACACCCCTATCATTGGTCGACGTCTGCTTTTGGAGCACTTTGTTTTATACTGCATCTATCTTTCTCCATTTGATCAGAATTCCAACACACAGACACATAGTTGGTGAAGGCTGTCCAAAGCCCCACAGACTTAGGGCAGATTCCACCTGTGCATGTGGGTTATACAAACAAAAAAGAAGGCCTCTTAAGTGGGTTAGGTCCAACTAACTCTGTGACTTGTGGTCACCTTCACTGCCACGCCCCTGTGGGGCGTGGCAGTAAGGCCTCCGACCGGTTCATGTGAACGCAGTCCATGATCAACAAACCACATATGTGAAATTGCTGTCCTATGGCCCCCGTTGCTGCACCCCATCTGGGGTGCAGCAACGAGGGCCCAGTTAGGTCCAGATCTAGAGAACAACTGTTGTGTCAGGTTCTCTGAATAAGATGTCTAGTGGTAGAAGCCTTCTGGGTTTATCATTAGGGATTGCTCCCAACAAAACACCACTAAACATAATGCAATCCATTAACGCGCAGTGAGCATTGGTACTTGCTGGTGTGGTCCCTTTCTTCTTGCTCTTAATGACTATTCCTTTATGTTTGTCACATAGATGTTCAAACCTCTTCCAAGTGAGTTCTTCAAAGACTCTTGATTGCTCAGCTGTGAACTTAACATCAACAATCTTTAAATCTTGTCTACCATGCATATCAAAGAGCCTCCTTATATCCTCACTTCCCTGAGCTGTGAAAACCATGGACTTAGGAAGATGTCTTAATGATGGCTGATATAATGCCAGGGACGAGCAATACTCAATATCCTTTAGCAGGATTCCATGGCAATATTTGCTTTGATCTTTAAAAGATTTGACATCATTAGGTTTCCGGTAGCAGTGGATGTATTTTAGTGAGTCGGGCTGGTAAATTGCCATTTCAACAGGGTCAAATGGTGGTCCCTCAATGTCAATCCATGTAGTGTCATGAACTGAGAGGGACTCAATTGACCTTTTGATCTGCTCCTCTACTTCAGGCTTCAATGTTGTCAGCACAGGTGAGCCACCATTCCTGATAGGAACCGGCGGCTTTCTTGGTGAGACATCAAACTCAATGACAGTGTTGTCCCAAGCTCGACCCTTGATCTGTGATCGTGACGCTATATATGGCCACCCCTCTCCAGACAAACAAAGCTTGTACAGAAGGTTTTCATATGGATTTCTCTGACCTGGCGTGATATCAACAAACATCCTTTCCTTTGATTTTATCTCCAATAGTGTTTTGATGATTGTTGTGAAGGTTGATTCTTCAACTTTTATTGTCTCAAGCATGTTCCCGCCATCAACCAAACATGCGCCTGCCTTCACAGCAGCAGAGAGACTCAGGTTAAAGCCAGAAATGTTTATTTGTGACTCTTCTTGGGTGATCACTTTGAGACAGGAGTGCTTACTGGACAGGGCTCTCCAAGTCACCCAGATTAGGAAACTTTGCTGTGTAAAGTAGCCCACAGATCTGTTAGGCCTTGCAACAACATCATTCAAAGTCTCTCCTCCCTGTTCTGCCATGCAGGAGATGGTCACTGCAGGGGTTGATCCAAATTGGTTGATGAGAGAGTGCTCGGGTTCTTTGATGTCCCAAATTTTAACAACACCTCCCCTTCTATTCAGTCCAGGCCTTTGGATGCCAACTAGCTGAAGAATCTCTGATCTTCTAGTAAGTTGTGTTGTGGTGAGATTGCCTTGATACACACCACTGCTCCCACTTATTCTCTCTGATCTCTGAACCTTCTCCTTTAATTTATTGAGATCACTGGAGAGTTCCATTAGTTCATCTTTTGACAGAGACCCAACCTTTAAGAACATATTTTTCTGTGATGACCTCATTGTCATTAAAGAATCCACTTCCTTGTTCAAGTCCCTAAGGTTTGTCAGGTCATTGTCGTCCCTCTTCTCTCTTCTCATCATGCGTTGCACACTTGCAACCTTTGAGAAGTCAAGACCAGACAAAAGGGCTCTGGTATCATTGAGCACATCTGCTTTAACTGGGGTTGTCCATGCAGACAGCCCCCTTCTAAGGGATTGAACCCACCGGAATGATGGCACTGACTGATCACTCATGGTCAATTGAAGTAGTTGAGAAGATCCCGTGGGTACCACTATGGATTGCCCTCTAAGTAGTAGACACAAGTCACTCTATGCGTATATCACCTAATAGCCTAGGATCCACTGTGCG